AGTGGCTAATGCACCACCTTCATACGGTGTTTATCGTCGGTTCGAGTCCGACCGTTACTACCAAGTTTTGAGAGTGTCAGCAAGTGGAAACACGTTCAAAGTATTCTTCGAAGGTACTTAGACGCAAAAAGGCAAATGGGTTCGATCCCCACCCGGGCACGTAGTGTCTGAGGTAGAAAGGTCTATACGCTGGTGGAAATCCAAGTGATATCCATCGTGCTCGAGGTCAGGCTAGGCGGCCGGTAGGTCCTGAATAAATCTACGATAAAAGCGACGTAGGCTCTCAAATTCAACAGACCCCCGCTTTGCCATGTTGTGCGGCGAACAACTGGCATTTTTGATATATAAATTGTCTAAAGTAAAAGGGCTTAAGGCGATAATAGTGTTCATAAAGATGATAGCTGGCCTCGGAAGGGCTGACTTGAGGACTTTATAAAGGTCACACTAGACAGAATACGTACGAACAATGATTACAGCATAAGTTCGTTGACTGTCAGATCGCTCCATGTTAAGCTAGACAAATAGAGTGCGGCTGTAACCGCAGGTAGCTTCAGTGACCATTCTGTAAACCAAATCTCTGTGAGCACTTTTACTTTAGACAATGCGGGTATGATGTAATGGTAACCTGAAACCTTGCCAAGGTTTATTCGCGAGTTCGATTCTCGCTACCCGCTCCATATTACAGCTCTCAGACTTGTTTGCATAGCATCCTCTGGGAGTTTTCTTTTTAGGATACTAACAGCAAATTAAAATTCGCCTTCTAAGCGAGTGGTCGTTGGTTCGAGTCCAACATTAGGCTCCATGCCTAGTTAGCTCAGTTGGTAGAGCACTTTAAAATGTATCCTGTTTTATTCCAAGGAGAGTGTTATGAAACCCACTATGTTTAAAAATCGCATGAACAGCGATAAAGTAATATGTGAAGACACTCGCAAAGTTGAAACAATCGACGGAGTTGAGTATCTCGTAGTTCATCGTGTTGACAACACAAGACTGTTTCTAATGCGTAAAGATGCGCTGGAAAAAATTCAAGACAAGAAGAAAATTACAGGTCTATAGTTTAATGGTAGAACGTTGCTTTGACATGGCAATAATACAAGTTCGATTCTTGTTAGACCTACCAAAGACTTCTTTGGTGTGGCTATGTTGTAATGGTAGCAACCTAGACTGTGACTCTGGTAGTACGGGTTCGAATCCCGTTAGTCACCCCAAAGAAGTTTTATGCCCCACTGGACAAATTGGTAAAGTCATCTCTCTCAAAAGGAGAAGTTCTCTCTGTTCGAATCAGAGGTGGGGTACCACGCTCTTGTAGTTAAATGGCATAACGCATTCTTGGTAAGAATGTATTTCAAGTTCGATTCTTGGCTAGAGCACCATACCACAATGGTCTAATTGGACAAGGCAACACTCTTCTAAAGTGTCCGATGGGGGTTCGAATCCCTCTTGTGGTGCCATAGTAAAACACATTTGACTTTACTATAAGTAAAGTAGTAAGGACAGCACACCGCCGTAGTGAAAAGTGACAAGTGTGTTTTACTATGTTAACGGGCTTTGGTGAAATGGATATCATCTTTGTCTTCGAAACAAAAGTTATGGGTTCGATTCCTGTAAGCCCGGCCAGAAAATAGTTGACAGGACTTTGTTTCTGTTATATAATAGACACTTACTAAGCAATTAGTATCGTTCATTAAAAATTAGAAGTTAATTTGCTCGGTTCGTCTATCGGTCTAGGACACCGCCCTTTCACGGCGGGAAGAGGGGTTCGATTCCCCTACCGAGTACCATTAATTGTTAGTTCTCGGCAGGTATCGTATATGGACGCATATACTACGCGACATCCACTGGCATGGTGCGAAGTCTAATATAACTGCTGTTAGATGCTATGGAACTGTTAGCGCAGGACTCCTAAATAGACACGTTCGTTATAGACGGCGAGTACTAACAATTAATGGTAAGTAATAACATGCCCAGGTGATGGAATTGGTATACGTGTTGGTCTTAGAAGCCAAATTTTGCGAGTTCGAGTCTCGCCCTGGGCACCAATTACCCCAATAGAGTTCGAGTCTCTCTTGGGGCACCAAATTTAGCACTAACCGAAAGGTCGGCGATAAGAAGACAGCATAGTATAGCTATGTTTGCTTGGTCGGTGGATTGGAACGACTCACTCTTTTCACTAGTGCAACTTTACGGAAGTGTGGCAGAGTCCGGTTTATTGCAGCAGTCTTGAAAACTGCCGATCCGAAAGGGTCCGTGAGTTCGAATCTCACCGCTTCCACCAATCATGCTTGCTGAAGTTTAACTACACTTGAGAACACTAATAGGTACTAAGTCGACTAACTACTGAACGTGCAAGGAAGATACGGAGTTAAACAGTTTGGTTCGATTCCAACGGTGAGCACCTTTTACATTTGGCCCGTTAGCTCAGTCTGGCCTAAGGCGCCGCCCTGTCACGGCGGAGATCACCGGTTCGAATCCGGTACGGGTCGCCAAGTTTATGTATCCCTAGTGTTAACGGCAGCACGACAGTCTCCAAAACTGCTAGTGGGGGTTCAAATCCCTCGGGGTACGCCAGAATTTATGTTATAATAGAATTATGCGACTGTGGTGAAATCGGTAGACACAAGAGACTTAAAATCTCTCGCTGAAAGGCGTGCCAGTTCGATTCTGGCCAGTCGCACCAGTTAATAGTGAGTTGGCCGAGCTGGTCGAAGGCACCTTCCTGCTAAGAAGGCATTCCTGCAAAAACGGGGATCAAGGGTTCGAATCCCTTACTCACTGCCAAATTTTAAAAAGGAAAAAGCATGGCAAAGACTAGCGCAAGTTTTAGACTTAGTAAGACAGCAAAAAGAATGATTGCATTGATGGGCGGACCTGCTGAAGGTCGTAATCAATTCAAGAGAATGATGATTGATGCAGAACATGCAGCAAGTATTGTTCCAAAAACAACAAAGAAAGAAAGGTTCACAACCGGTACTCCGGCTAGTGAATAAATAAAATCTATTCCAGAGTAGCACAGCGGTAGTGCAGTTGACTGTTAATCAATTGGTCGTAGGTTCGATCCCTGCCTCTGGAGCCAAACATCATGCGTATATTTTTAGACAAACAATTTAATTTTTTAAAACCGTTTGATGAACCGGTTATCCGTATAGGAAATACCGGCGATGGTGGATACGTAGTGCCAATACAAGCCTTAACTGCTTCAGGATTAATCAGTTTGGGCTTAGGTACTAACTGGACCTTCGAACAACATTGGGCTATTGTTTGTCCTGAGAATTTCATACATGCATATGATAAAACGTTAAATGTTGGATCCCTAGATTCAAATCAGCGTGAAATATACGACAAGTTTTTTATAGGTCGTGTAACTCATTTTAATGAACATGCAACTATTGATAATATCAAGGATATTCTATCTAAAGGATTTGGATTAGTTTTTCTTAAAATGGATATAGAAGGTGCAGAATACAGTCTATTTCCTGTAATTAAAGATGCAACAAATTTGATAGGCATGTCTATAGAATTCCATGCTCTAGATATAAGAAGAAAAGATTTTGAATCAATAATAAAACATTTAAACAGGCGTTACAGAATTGTGCATTTACATGCCAACAATTATGGAGGAATTGGGCAAGATAATCTTCCTCATACGCTAGAAATAACTTTTCTACATAGACAACTTTGTAAGTCTAACAATAAAAGAAATGATGTATATTTGTTAAAATATGATAGCCCAAATTCTTCAAATGAAGAATACGAATTATATTTTAGAGGATAATGAATGGTAGCCAAAAATGACATAACAGGAGATAATATTCAATCTAAGTCTCCTACTCAGAGTTACAGAGATAACTACGATAAGATCTTTAAAAATAAAGATAACACAGGTACAGACAAAAACGAATATCAAGATGTATTAAGCACTGAGGATTGTGTCATAGATGCTTTGGAAGAGTACAAACGTCAGGCACAGGAATTGTGGAACGATAGTTGTACTTCACGGAGATCCAAATGAGACAAGACATACTGAATGCACTAAAGATGCATTTTACAGCAGAAATAATGAAACATAAAATGAATGTTGAAGTAATGCTTAATAATCCAATAGCCATTCACGATCATACAGATTTAATGGCTGCAATTGAAAACGAAATATCTATTATTGCAGAATACACAGACAAATTAGAAGTTTTAGAAGCACAGTTTGAAAAGAAATAATATTCGGGGGTATAGCTCAGCTGGGAGAGCAGTAGCTTTGCAAGCTAAAGGTCATCGGTTCGATCCCGTTTACCTCCACCAAATAAGAGGAAATTATGTCAAAAACTACACATGCAGATCCAATGAAGACCAAGACAGGTAAGACAAGACTTGGTCCATTAAATCTTACACAACTGAAAGACATGCTAGAAAAAACCAGTCGTGCTAAAGATAAAGGCAAGATTCAGAATCGCATTAAAATATTAGAAACAAGAATTAAATAAATCATTGCTGGTTTAGCTCAGGGGTAGAGCAACTGCCTTGTAAGCAGTAGGTCGTCAGTTCAAATCCGACAACCAGCACCAATACTTTCGAAAGATTAGTTATGATATTTGAGATAATGATGTGGGGATTTTTTTCTGCTTGGGGATGGTTTGGTGCCAGCTATGTTAAAGATCAAGTATGGCCACCTGAGCCTACACCAGTAGTTCGTCCTGAGAAGAAGAATGATTGAATACATTGTTACATTTTTTGCAATATTTTTTACCGATATATTTTATGTTTACTATCTTAGATCAGTACAATACGATAAAGCATTGAACGCCAGTTGTTGGGCAGTAGTAGTATATTTGATGGCTTGTGTAGCAGTTATACATTTTACAACTAATCACTGGCTATTAATTCCAGCAGGACTTGGTGCCTTTTGTGGAACCTATATTGGAATGAAGCTAAGAAGAATATATAAAATTTAATTTAAAGACAATGCGGGTAGATAGGACAAGGGGCGTCCAGCAGCCTTCCAAGCTGACAATGCGGAGTTCGACTCTCCCTACCCGCTCCAAATTTCCGGTGATTAGCGCAGTCTGGTAGCGCATCTGGTTTGGGACCAGAGGGTCGGGAGTTCGAATCTCTCATCACCGACCAATTTAAGGAGTATATCATGCCAATGTATGAAACAACTGTAAGAACACCAACTGGTGAAGAAAAGAAAAGAATCTATGCAGATACTCCGCAAGAAGCTAAAAAGCTCTTCGAACAACTGTATGGTGGTCCTAGAGCAGTTCCGTATATACCGCATATAATACCCAGCTGATCAATCGCAGAGTATGGAAGAGGTCATCCGTCCGGTCTCATAAGCCGGGAATCGCAGGTTCGAATCCTGCCTCTGCAACCAAATACGCCTCTGTAGTTTAATGGTAAAACAGCGGATTTATATCCCGTGTGCAACAGATAATTGGCCAATGTGGGTTCGACTCCCGCCGGAGGCACCAATTCTCGCTATAGTTAAATGGATATAACAAGACACTCCTAAGGTTTAGTTACAGGTTCGATTCCTGTTGGCGAGGCCAGATCTTGACATTAGATGATAAGTATGTTAGACTTTAACTTTGGAGTATTAAATGAGTGAAAGAAGCCAACAATTAGATTTGGAACGTTGCGTTGAAAACGCAGGTGGAAATCGGTTTAATTTAGTATTAATGGCTGCTGCCCGAGCAAGAGAAATTCGAAGACAGCAGGCTAGTAGCACTAAGTTTGAACACATACATACACCGGTTACCGCCTTGATTGAATTCGAGGAAGGTAAAATTGGATTGGAATACATTCATAAAGTAAAATAAATTTGCCTGGATAGCTCAGGGGTAGAGCAACGCCTTTACACGGCGAAGGTCCGCGGTTCGAAACCGTGTCCAGGTACCAACAAGGAAGATTAGATGTCAGATTTAGACACATTTGAAAGTAATAATGAAGAAGAAGCAGAAATTGCTCAGATTCTTGCATTACAAAGAAACACCGCCGCCATCGATGCAGTAAGAGCAAAAATTGGAAAAGGTCCAAGTTTAAGCCATTGCGAAGAGTGCGGAGAAGAAATTCCCAAAGCACGACAACTGGCAATTTCTGGATGTAAATTTTGTATTGACTGCCAAACATATTTAGAAAAAAAGAATGCCAGACCTTAATCTTCATTTAAACAACGAGTATAGTGTAGGACTCGGAGATAATTTGTGTTTGTTGTCTGCTTTGGCCAATGCGCCAAACAAGGTAAACTTATACACCAGCAACAATCATAATACTTTTGATAAACTTACACAATATTCAAGAATATTTAGAATTCCAAAATCTAGATTAGAAATTCTAGAAACAACTGAAAGTGGAAATTTTCCAAACACCGGCTGGCCAATTAAATTATTCACTCCTTATTACAGACCAATGTTTGTACATACCAACGGACAAGTTGTTAACATTGATTATAAAAAAGATAAAAAATGTATTGCTGTTGCTGGGTTTTACGAAACTGCACCAAGCGATGCTAATCTTGCAGAATGGCCATGGTGTAAACGCAGAGATTTAGAGTATTGGCAGAGAATATTTTCTTGGCTAAAATCTATGGATTACGAAGTAATTACTGTAGACAGAGCTGGCTTTAATTTAGAAGATAAAATTGAAATCCTAACCAAATATTGTAAAGCAATAATCAGTTACGAAGGCGGCATGGCACATTTAGCTCACATGTTAAGATTGCCTTGTTTTTTAATAGACTGGAAATTGCCTAGTCCAAGCACAACTCTAAAAGACTTTCATTGCGACTTTGTCCATAGAAGTGAAACTGTCTATATCGTTAGAGACGACGAAGAGTTGTTTAATTGGGACAGTGATAAATTTGGACGTATGATTACAGAATTACAAAATAACAAAACTAATAACAGACTTATAACTGGTCAATACAAACTTAAATTTAAAGGCCCAAATATTCAAGGAGACGTTACTGTTATCGATAAACAGACAAACGAAATTGTACTTGCAGCGCCTCCTATGTTTGGGGACAACAATATGACAAAATTTGTAGCCGAAAATTTTTAAACTAGTTAGTCCAAAATGTAATGACATAATTGAAAAATGAGCTTATAATAGACACATAGCAAGCAGAAATGCTTGTAGACAGTTTTAGGATCGGTACAGCAACTTTCATATACTATGAAACGTTGGACCCTATGGTAGTCAGCTGGAGTTAAAGGGCTTGCCCGGAGACGTTGAAGGTTGCTATTGAAATAGACCAACAAGCTCAGAGTGATGGCCTGAGTAAAATAAAAGCAGTCAACAACGATCCTGTTTGTATTCTTAGGATGGATACAGCAACTTTACTATAATCTGAAGGTCCGGGGTAACCCAGACGCCTTGCCTAAGGTCTAATTAGGATAGGCTCACAGAATGTGAGATAGTAGCCAACATAGAATAAATTGGATATGCTTGCGGGACTTGAACCGATATACTGGGGATGGGGGTAAGCAGAAATATAAAAATCCGTCCCAACCATCCTGTTAAATTTAGAATGTTAACAGCAACTTCAACTTTTTCGCTTATAAAAGAAAAAATACATTCTGTAAAGGTAATTAAAATGAACGCATTTGTAAACGCAATCGCAAATCAAGAAGCCCGTACTGAAAACGGTATGAAGGCTCGTAAGTCAACTGCTAAGGCAACTGTTGACTTGTTCTACAACATCGGTGCAAGCCGTGGTAAGAACATCACAGGCGACTTCACAGCCGCTTATGTGGAAAACGCAGACGTTGCACTACGCATCGCACAATGGGCACGTGATGTCCGTGGTGGTGCAGGTGAACGTCAACTGTTCCGCGACATTCTAGTTCATCTAGAAAAGCGTGACCCAGACGCCGCTTTAGCTCTGTTGAAGAAGGTTCCAGAAGTGGGCCGTTGGGACGACATCTTTGTCTTCTCTACTCCAACACTAAAGTCAGCCGCTTACACCATGTTGGGTGATGCCCTACGTGCTAACAACGGTTTGGCCGCAAAGTGGACTCCTCGTAAGGGTCAAATTGCCGCTGAAGTTCGTGCCTTCTTTGGCATGACTCCAAAGCAATACCGTAAGAGCCTTGTGTCTCTTACAAAAGTTGTTGAAACCCAAATGTGTGCAGGAGATTGGGATAACATCAACTTCAGTCACGTTCCTTCTGTAGCTTCTCGAATCTACAAGAAGGCATTCAACCGTCACAGCCCAGCATTCGCTGAGTATGTTGCCAAGTTGGTAAGTGGTGATAAGACTGTTAAGGTTAACGCCAACGCAATCTTCCCACATGACGTGTTGAAGGGAATCGCTCACAGCTACACTAAGCTGGACAAGACAGAAACCGACCATGTGATCGCACAATGGGACGCTCTGCCAAACTACGTAGGTGACGCAAGTATCCTACCTCTAGTTGACGTAAGTGGTTCTATGACCTGCTCAGCAGGTAAGAACACACAAGTGCGTTGTTTGGACGTTGCAGTTAGCCTGGGCTTGTACTTAGCAGACAAGAACAAGGGCGTGTTCAAGGACACATTCTTGACTTTCTCAAGCAAGCCACAACTTGTTACTCTAAAGGGTAACATTGTTGACAAGGTAACCCAAATGTCTAAGAGCGACTGGGAAATGAGCACTAACTTGCATGCCGCTATGGACAAGATCCTAAGCGTTGCAGTTAAGAACTCTGTACCAGCAAGTGACATGCCAAAGATGTTGCTAATCTTGTCAGACATGCAGTTCAACCAATGCGCCCGTTTCGACGACAGCGCAATGGAAATGATCGAACGTAAGTTCGAAGCCGCTGGCTACAGCATGCCACAGATTGTTTTCTGGAACCTAAACAGTTCAGACAACGTGCCTGTTAAGTCAGACAAGAGTGGTGCTGCATTGGTAAGTGGATTTAGTCCATCAATCATGACTAGCTTGCTAGCCGCTGATTTGGATCAATTCACTCCAGAAGGTATAATGCTTAAGACTGTAATGGTCCCACGCTATGACCTGTAAACAAGTGTTGTAAACATACAACACTTTTTGGTAGGGCCTTCGGGCCCTATTTTTTTAAGTTGACGCAACCAAAATTTGGTGCTATAATTATGACATGATAGAAGTAAAAAGCAAAACAAAAACAAAAGAATTTGAAACACTAGCCCTAGCAATGGCATGGGCAAAAGAGTTAGGCGAGTTTGTTACTATTAAGATTAATGGTATGGAACTTGTAGGTAAGTTTGGTGCAGACAGCGTTATTGACGGCAAGTGTCCAGATGGTGCTGACTATACTTGGAAAAAACGGAGAATCTAAAATGCAAATATCGAGATCAGAACAAGCGCAAATAAAAAGATATAATTTAGAACAAGTCCGCTTACAAGAAAAACGTGAAGACGACTATCGTAAACTTATTGAAAAACGAAAACTTGATGAAATTGTTGCAGAACGAATAGCAAGAAATATTCGTTTAGATTTGGACAAAGGTCGAAACATTGACATAGAATGTTAAAGGAGGCATTATGCCGTGGATTCAAAATTGTGCGGCAGATGATATTCCAAAAGGATTCCATGTCGCAGTAGGTGAGAATAGTATGTTGATCCAAATTGCTGATCCGGCAAGTTGGTTCCCTAAACCAAAACATCAATTCAAAGAAGTTCATCAGTTTGAATTTCTTGATGTAGAGGAAAAGGATGAAGTATTAGAGGAAGCAATGAAATGTAGTCAAGACCAAGCAAATCAACTTGTGGGTCTTTTGCAATATGCTTTAGCTAATCGCATGGATGTTATTGTTCATTGCTTTGCAGGTATTTGCAGGTCGGGTGCGGTTTGTGAAGTAGGTGTGATGATGGGATTTCAGGATACAGAAAGATTCCGTAGTCCTAACTTGCTAGTCAAGCATCGCATGATGAAAGCATTGGGGTGGACATACGATGAAAACGAAAAGCCGAACATAGATGATTGGCGAACTTTTAGAAACGATTTTTAAGAAAGGAGGGCAATATGCCTAGCGTATTTTTAGTTAGCGACACGCACTTTGGTCATGCTGGTGTTTGCCGCTTCACACGTAACGATGGTGTTACAAAGTTGAGACCGTGGACCGATCCAGACGAAATGGATGAAGCTATGATCAAGGCTTGGAACGAACGGGTCAAGCCCACTGACAAGGTCTACCATTTAGGTGACGTTGTTATTAACCGCAAGGCGTTAGGAACGTTGCGTAGATTAAACGGTGACAAAGTGTTAATCCGTGGTAACCACGACATCTTCCGTGACGAGGACTACAGGCAGTACTTTAGAGAATTACGTGCATACCACGTTATGAATGGAATGATCTTAAGCCACATTCCTGTCCACCCTGAAAGTTTAGGCCGCTTTGGTGTAAACATTCACGGACACTTACACGCAAATCGTGTAAAGAAGATGCGTGGCTTTGACGTCCGTACAGGAGAAATTTTGTATAGCGATGAAAACGATCCTCGTTACCATTGCGTCTGCGTTGAGCAAACACCAGACTTTGCGCCTATTTTGTTTGAAGATGTTATCAAGAACATCGAAGCAGAAGGTGGTTCAGTAGGTTTTAAAAATGGCAATGGCCCAACAATGTAAGGAGTGGTATGCCAAAGTGTTATCAACTAATCGGTGTTCCTGCAGCAGGAAAAACTACTTGGCTTAGAAGTCAAGAGTGGATCCAAGGAATGGAATACGTTAGCACAGATCATCATGTTCACGAGTATGCTAAACAGCAAGGTAAGACTTACGAAGAAGTTTTTAAGGATTACATGCCCACAGCAGTTGACCTAATGGCGCAAGAAGTTGTTGCCGCTAGAGAAGCTGGACGTGATGTACTTTGGGATCAAACTAGCACTACCGTTAAAAGTCGTGCTCGTAAGTTTAATATGCTTCCTGATTATTGGCATATTGCTGTAGTGTTTCCAACTCCTAAGATAGCAGTATTAAAGGAAAGGTTGGCCAACCGCGTTGGTCAACCCATTCCTTGGGAAGTTGTACAAGGCATGATTGATAATTTTGAATACCCTACTAACGAAGAAGGCTTCAAAGAAATTTGGCGTGTCTAATCAAAGCACATGACACAACCGCTTGTCTGTTATATAATAGACGGACAGAAACACAAACATTGAAAGATTTTCACAATGACTTATTTTCTAAAGAACGGAAACACCTATCGTGTTTCAAAAAAAGAAGCTCTTGATATTCGAGAAACACTTCCTGCTGGCAACTATGTTGTTAAAAAGGACGAGATGACTGGACAACTGTTTCTTGAACAGATTGAACCTTTTAATATTCAAGGTAAAATTTATGGCGATACTGCGAAACGTGCTGAACGTATTCTGTATGCCTTTAACGATCGTCCTGCAGCAACCGGTGTAATGCTTACTGGTGAAAAAGGTTCAGGTAAAACTCTACTGGCCAAAATGCTGTCATTCAAAGGTTACGACAATGGTATTCCTACTATTGTAATTAATCAGCCTTGGTGCGGTGAAGTGTTTAATGCTTTTATTCAAAGCATCGAACAACCAGTAATTGTTGTATTTGACGAGTTTGAAAAAGTATATGACGAGCATGATCAAGAATCAATGCTAACATTACTTGACGGTGTATACCCAACTAAAAAGTTGTTCGTACTTACCTGTAACGACAAGTGGCGTGTAAACCAACACATGAAGAATCGTCCAGGACGTATCTTCTACAGCCTAGAGTACAAGGGACTCGAAGCAGAGTTCATTCGTGAATATTGTGAAGACAACCTTAGGGCCAAAGAACACATCGACAAGATTATCGGTATTTCTGGTACGTTTGGACAATTTAACTTTGACATGCTCAAAGCTCTTGTTGAAGAAATGAATCGTTTCAACGAAACTCCACAAGAGGCAATGTTGATGCTTAATGCCAAACCTGAGTATTCAGAAGAAAGCCGTTATAAGGTTAAGCTACTAATTAACGGTGAAGAGATGTCTGAAACCAATTTTGACGAAAGAGAATGGCAAGGTAATCCTCTTAACAAGTCAGTGAGTGTGAACTATAAAGTCATTGACAAAGACGATGAAACTGGTGACGAAGATTGGGACTGGGCGAATATTCGGTTTGAACCAAACCAACTTAAGAAAATTGATGACAACGGTAACAAATATGTTTTTGTTGCATCAAATGGTAACACCCTTGTGCTTACCAGAATCAAAGAACAAAGCTACCGTTACTGGGACGCTTTCTAAAATAGGGCCTTTGGGCCCTATTTTTTTGGACAAATTGTTGTCAATGCAGCCAAAAAAAGAACTCATTGACAGTTGACAGACTTGGGTTCGTTTGCTATAATATACACATACAGTAAACAACTAGGCACAGAAAGGCTTACAAATGATTATTAACAGCGCACCACAGAACGAAGCAGTTTTAAGCAACGTTGGCCAAATTGGCGAATTCCGTATTCGCAACTCTGCTAAAGCATTCTCTATTTTGAGTTCAGGATTGTATGCAAACAAGATCCGTGCAATCGTGCGTGAACTGTCTTGTAATGCAGTAGATAGCCATACTGCCGCAGGTAAACAAGATACTCCTTTTGATGTACACCTTCCCAACCAACTAGAGCCGTGGTTTGCTATTCGAGACTATGGTACAGGATTAAATCATGATCAAGTTACTAACATCTACACTACATATTTCGAGTCTACCAAAACTAATAGCAATGAGTTTATTGGTGCTCTCGGCCTCGGTTCTAAGTCTCCTTTTTCTTACACTGATAACTTCACTGTAACTGCTGTCAAGGATGGAAAGAAAGGTATCTATACTGCCTTTATTAACGACCAAGGTGTTCCAAGTATCGCTTTGATGATGTCAGAAGACACTACTGACCCTAGCGGTGTTGAGGTTAAATTTGCAGTCAACGACCGTTGGGACTTTGACAAGTTCCGTCAAGAAGCTCGTGAAGTTTATACTTACTTTAAACTCCGACCTGTAGTTTCAGGAGTCAGCGACTTTCAATTCCGTGATGTTGAATACGATACTAAGGACATCATCCCAGGTGTCCATAGCTACCAAAATGGCAATCGTCGTAGTGTTGCTATCATGGGCAATATTGCTTACCCTATTGAAATTCCACAAGCTGACCAATCAATTAGTGAGTTGCGTAATTTGTTGAACTGTGGTTTGGAAATGCACTTTGCTATTGGTGAATTGGACTTCCAAGCATCGCGTGAAGGCCTGTCTTACATTCCGCAAACAATTGAAAGTATCCGTAAAAAGTTGGTAGATGTTAACGCACAATTGGCTGTTCATATTGCCAAGGAAGCAGATGCTATTCCTAACTTGTGGGACCGTGCTATTCACTTGTATAAAAAATATCACAATGGGTTGTGGTCAACTGCCATTAAAAAATATGTAGCAGATACTAAACTACCTACATTTGATGACAGTCGTTACGGCGGCACAATGACTTTCAAGTTAGGTATCGAAGACCTTGCTAAGAAATATAACATTAGCATTCGCGGTTTTAACTACAGCAAAAATGCCAAGGCGTTTCCTAATCGCAAGCAGGAAACAGACCATAAACAAAAGGTTGGTGGTGGATACGATATTCTTCACTACTGGGGTATCTCTGTAGAGCATAATGTACAGTTCGTCATCAACGATACTAAAGTTGGTGCTACCGAACGTGCAAAGTTTCACTATCGCGAAACCAAACCTGACAATAGTGCTTCTGTGTTTGTCATCGAGGCTGTTGATAAAACTAAGCCAATTAATACCAAAGCCTTTTTCAAAGCAATTTGCAATCCGCCTAAGGATCGAATTTTGCAGGCTAGTGCATTGTTAAAAAAGGATCGTAAAGATTCTGGCTTGGGTAAGAATGTTACTATCCTAATCTTAGCAGAACGTGGCTCAGGCGGATACTACCGCGAACGTGAAATGGTTTGGCGTAATGCTGGTAAAGCTGATAGTTTTGACGCCGCTCAAACTTACTACTACTTGCCGTTGAGCGGCTTTGAAGTACAGAGCAACCACGGTATGGCTGACGTTAAACAGTTCTACAATGATTTGAAGGACTGCGGTTTGGACGGTATTAAGCAAACCATTTATGGTGTACGTAAAGGCGACATTGAGTTTATTCGAACTCAAAAGAACTGGGTTAATATTGAAACCCATATTGCTGCTGTTTTGAGCAAGCCAATTGACAACAAACTTGTTATGAGTTTGGTGTTGCAGGCTGTTGACAATTTTAACTTGCTCAGTTATACTGCTAATATTGTGAATAGTGTAACTAATGCTGCAAGCCCGT